AAACTAAACCGTTTACTCCAGCTGTCCACTGGTGTTACACTATGTTCGCTATGAACACTACCCCCTTTATCTACGACCTCTTATACTTTCTTACTGTTACTATCAGTAGCGGTGTGGCTTTCTCGGCATTTATCGCCCTGATAGCCCTCGTAGCTAACGCCCTACAGAGACTACTGTTGGCTCGACCCTGTATTAGTAAATACAAAACACCCTCCGATTTTCGGGGCACGGTCTCCAACCACCCATTCGACATCGAATCTCTGTCAGTCGTCACTCAAAACCCCCACGCCCATGCTGCCAGACGCAGGTCTGTTGCACGCAACTGGATTCACACCCTTATCGCAAAACTCGGACGCAAGTCTTTTGCTATGAATTTGTCAAACTCAGACATTCGTAAGCAAATCCGCGGCAACCGTGAGCTCCGGACACTCAAAGACACCAATTACTATAACATCACTAGTAATTCTATGCCTGAGCACGGTGAGGACATTGTTGCAATTGATGATCTTTACCATACCACCTTTCCTCAGTTCAACAACATCCTCCGTGACTCCCATGATAAAGATGCTAACATCTTCTCATACACTCATGCCCCAATTGTACCATCCTATACTTCTGATGAGTTTCAGATCCAATTCCACAACGACCGTTGGGACTTCCTTGGACCTGACTCTGCAGTGTATTCGGACCAACTTTGGGACACGAACGACGAGATTATTAGCCATATCTCCTTAGGGAAACGTGATTTTCGCTGCTTCCTGTACACTACTATCATTGTCTCCTTCTTGTCTTTGTATGTTCACCAACTTCTCACTGAATCCCTCACCATTGATGACTTCCATGTTTTTACCATCAAATTCCTATGGTATGAAAACAAAATTTGCTACGAGTGGGTACGCTACAGCTTCGCGTACCTAGTACCCTCTTATTTCCCGTGGATCCCAACACTTGTCTTTGGATCCATCAATGTCTCTCTCCCGTTCTCTGTGGTAATCCCATGGTACAAATTCAACGAGATCATATATCATATGCCCCAGCGTATTGTATGTCCTGTTGAACACCAGTACATCCTTTGGTTTACCATAGCTTATGCCGCCTCAGTGTTCGTGCCAGTCATGATGTTTGTTTCTTTCATGCGTCTCCGTTCTGGTACTCACTTTGCGTTCCGCAAGAACTGTGGTGAGAACCGTGCCATCTGGGTACTACACCCAGCAGCTAGTTTCAACTTTTACCTCACCTTCTTCCATGCTATCTCAATAGTCAAGCACCTGCCAAGACGACTCAAACCCGCTGTAATTAATGCGCCAGCAACCGAGTTGTCTCCAGACGGTTCTGTCTATCATGCCATGCAACACGTAGTGGAAGGTAAGATCAACTACTCATATTCCCTCGCCGGCACAAGTGCATCCGTCACCCTTGATGATCGTGCCTACACAATAATTCGTTCTTGGAATGCAAACAACAAGAAATTATTGTCTCCTTCCACTTTCACACGCATGTATCGTGGCAACTTTGAAAATGCGCGATCGTGGACAACCGAGGAATTGTTAGTTGGTATAGCTGCTGTCACTTATGCTACTGAACACACCCATGTCGTTGACTATGAACGACCTCCAAACACATGGAACTACACCATGCGACCTGATGATTTTCCCATTGACAAGGAATGTGTTTCATCATTTGCTGCGTATTTTGATGGACCTATTTTAGGTAAGACTTACATCCCAATCAATTCACGCGGTAACTCGGAACACAGTATTGAAACCCGTGTTAAGGCAATCGCAACAACAATGCCACCGCCTAACAACAAACAGTACAACCTTATCCGGGAATTCATGACAGAATATCGCAAAGATGCCCACCCCACAATTCCCCTTACTCATGAAGAAGTCATGGAAAGGCAGACAAAACCT